AGCCGATCAAATTTATCTCTCACACCGAGCTTTTTAGATTATGTAGCTCTAATAGTGTATCAAATATTTTAATCCCAGCGTCAATTTTATCGCGTTGAATCTTATGTTGATGAAATTTACATTGTTCTTTCTCAAATCTAAGGACCATACCATATTTAACCTGTGCTTTTGGCTGCTTGCGCTCATACATATTTATATACTTAGCAATCTGAATTTTATGCTCTTTATATAAGTATTTTGAAGTTTTCCAATCTATAACCACCAGATCATCGCCCATCTTACCAATGCAATCTATGGTCCCAGCAATTCGTTGCTCTTCATCTACAATAACGACTTCATTTGCCAGTGCTTTAAAGTTAGTTTTTTCTACCCATTTTAAATATCCACTAAACGCAATCATGGCTTTTTCGGTCTGGCTGCGTGTAAAGTCTTTAGTATCTGTGTCTAAACCGCGTTGATGATTCTCGATTAATAAATGAGTTAATGTACCTGTGTCAGCTGCATCTTGTAATACCTTATCTGCATCCTTACCAATCATAGTTTGACGCTTGGCCCAATTGATTAATACATTTTTATTCCAGCCAAGATTCTGGCCTATTATTGTGGTTACGCTAGGTGCTTTTGTCCCATCCAAAAGTACATAATTATTCCCGTGCAAATCTAAATTTCCCATGTTTTTATTTCCTTATTTTATTTTCTATAAATTGTATCGATACGCTAACAATAAGCATTATTAGTACCATTGCAATGCTGCAACACAACAACGCTATGCTTAGAATAAATGCTTCAATTACCCACTCAGAAATATTCATTAATATCATCGATCTTCTTCTCCATTCTGTGTAATCTGATCACAATACTGACAAAGAAAAGCAGAAACATAAATACCACTGCTTCAAACCCCAGTATAAAGGTCAGATTCTCATTAAATAAACTCTCCCAGTAGTACTTAATCATCTTGATTTGTCTCATGTGCATAGACAAATAAAATCATAAGTCCTACTGCTGCAAACGCTATAGTCATTACCATGTTATCTCCTTTGTTTTAAAACCGCAGAGTTATTTTAGCGCCAACCAAAATATTCGCGATCTTTGTTCTTTAAAACAGACATACTCTGCGGTTATTTCTTTTCGCACCTAGGGCACGTTTTCTTTTCTTTTCCAATGCGTGGTATAACACCCAATGGATAATAAAAATGACTTACTTGATACACTCTCTTATTAACCTTTTCCCACGTCAATCCGCATTTCATACAAGCTTTTATAGCCTTATCTACGACGTGTTTTCGGCCCCGCATCTCTACAACTTCTGGTTCATGCATTCTTCCCTCACTTTATCAGTTACATCGTATTCTCGCTCATTACGATCTATATACGAAGCAAACAACACCTCGGAGTTTCTTCGTATCTTTAAAAGATTATTTACACTTTCTACGATATGTTTAAATTCTTTTCCATACGCATAACTATCAGCAGTTTGACCGTCATCAGTATCGTACTGGACGCTGGCCACATACATTGGATCTCGTTTCTTTTTCATTAGCTAAACTCCGGAAATCGTCGATAGCTATAAAACCATTTACGATCTTTAGTTTGATTGTTTTTTGCCGTATACAAGGCTAGATTAATTTTGCCAGTATTTTCATATGGCACGTATGCAATGTCATCATTAGGTTCATAGTAAATAGCCACGACATCCACTCGTCCAGTATTAACATATTTGCGTGTGTCTACTTCTAATGATGTTTCAGTCTTCATAACAAAAGACGTTTTAATCTGAACCCGTTTCATAATGCCCGGTCCACATTCAACAATCAGATCCACTTGCGCCGTGTCGCACTCTGGCAAATAAATATTGTAATGCTTGATAAGATCTTTTCGTATTGAGAGCTCGCCAACCTTACCTTTTATAACTGAATGTAAACCAGCCATTACCAAGGAAGTGGTTCTTTCTTTTTAAATAAATTCGGCAAGCTGCTTAACTGGCTTTGCTCTAACGTGTATTTTTTACCGTACCCAGTATCTTTTATTGTAGTTTTATTTAATAACTGATGGTTAGTGGCTCCACCTTGAATAGTAAATGTTGGAAAGTCAGCTGTGACTAATAGATAGACATCAGAATCTTCTAAAGTTTTATTAAGCGATGCCTGTAAGTAACCGGGATTCTTACCAGTAGTTTTTACATCTACTGTTTTACCAGCAATCTTTAGATCAGCGCCACCACGTTGTGGTCCGATCGATAAGTCTGGAAATCTATTGCAATATTTAGCAACTGCTATTTCAGCTGCTATCCCGTTTATATCGTTGGTAAAATTTACCTTATGGTAATCCTTCCCATTTTGGCGGTTCTGTATATGACGTTCGCTCCCGCACAGAATCGCCAATTGTTGTTCCGCTTTGTTTAACATTATTTTTATCATGTGTATGTGGTTCTTTGTCTTCTATGTTATTAGATAATTCTGTTTTTAGAGCTGCGTATAAAATCATGTAATTCACAACATCATGTGCTCTGGATAAAATGGTTTCTTCGCTTACAATTTCCCCGGTTTTTGCGTCGTTGCATATCGCATCCATATGCTTTAAAACATAAGTCATTAATGCTTGCTCTGGTGTAATGCCAACACGATTGCCTACATTTTTAAAATTAAAAAGTCTATCATCATTTGAGATTGTGTACTCAATTGACTTTTTGTCGCTTAAACTGTTCGCATCTTCAATAAATTTTTCTCTAAACTTTTTTAATTCTTTAGTATTCATGTTTTATCTTTTTGTTTTATTGTTTTCTTGTAAAGTTTTTTCATCAGAAGTGTCCTTTAAATACACTTCTATGTAAGCATTACATAATTTATTTGGACAAGATAAATTGGTCACAATACCTTCGCCATCAATACCATAATCCTCATAAGTAAAATCGCAACCCCATATTAATTCAGTCTTGCAATGCCAACATTTCATTTCTCTAATCTCGAATCTCTATTGTTTTTATACTGATTATATTTATAACGAATTTCATCATTTGTCATTTTAGAATTAGCAATACGCCTATCATACATCTCTTGACGTGATCCATATTCTAATGATATTTTTTTTAAATTTGGTCTATTTCCAAGTTCATCAAACTGGACAGTTTCTTCTAGCCATTGATTCAACGTCATTTCTCTAATCTCTAACCATCGCGTTTTTTTAATACTGCTGCAATCTTACGTAATCTTTGTTTTTTTGCTGCACTTTCTTTGTTTTTTATTTTTGTGTTACGGCGCATATTTAAATTCTTTTTAATCTTTTTTTTACGCGCTTTGCGCTTGCTTTGCTTCTTCTTCGTCATCGATTTCCCTCTCTATTTTTTCCCAGTCAACCATATTACCCAATGTTTCTGCTTTCAAGCGTAAAGAGCCTATTTCCGCATCCATTTCAACAATAGCCTGTTCTCTACTGCCATACTTATCAACGCATTTCTTAATCACGTCTGACTTATACTTTTTCCAATTAAATTCTTTGCTCATTTTTGCTCCTTGGGTTGATGCTCATCTCCCGGATCTCCCGGACCGTAATAGTTTGGTTTTTCTAGAATCAATAAAATTTTATCTAACGTATCCATGGCAATATTCATACGTGTATCTTTCTCGCTCAAATCGCATGGTTTATCGCCATATTCTTTTAAAGTCTTATCAATACAACTACCGACTATTTCAATCATTTTTTGTTTAGCTGTCATATCATTTCCTGTAAAGTTGCGCGGGGCCTTGGCTGAATCCACCGCCGACCTAAGACCATTTGTTTTAGTTTCATTTTTGACCCCGCTTTGCACTGCGACATGGTCGGTTAATTCTCTGTTGAATGCGAAACACATCTCTTTAACAATTCCTTAAACGTATCTTCCTGTAAGATATAAACCCAACTACCACGGTCCATACGCGTGGCTACCAAATCACAGTTCCTAAACTGTAAATAGCTGGGAAGTTTTTTACGTCGTTTAACTTGTATTTTGAGGTCCCATTCATCAATCATAGCTACAATGTCTACATCAGACTTATAAGACTTACCCTGTGCATTTCTCATACTACGACCATCAGACCCCCAAGATCTCATGGCTTGAATATTGAGGTTCTCAAACAATTCAAGAACCTCAACTTCTCCACGATAGCCTTTTTGAGCTACATTAATCAAAATGGCAGCTCATCATCAGTTTCGCCTTTCGCAAAAACCACACCATTTTCAACAAATAAATTTGCTGGCTTATAGTTTGGTTTCATTTCTTTCCACGCAGCAACCGCTTCTTTTGGAAGTTTGCTTGGTGGAACTGGTTGCACAAAATACTGAGTATCCATGCCCTCTCCAGTACGCTTGATCGTAACATCATGTTTATCCAGACCGCCCCAATCAGCACTGCCATCTAGAAAAGCCAATTCACTTAAAACGGTTTTTTGTGCCATTTCAAGGAATGATACTTGATCGTTACACCATACTGGAACAAACCAGAAATGCTTGCCATCTTCGCCAGCGGGTACATCTGCTGGTGTTTTAACTCTATACGGTTTTTTGTCTTTCCAATATATATAGCCAAGGGTCACTTCGTCTAAAAAACGAATACGGGTTTCGCCCGGTTCGAGTTTTATAAAAAGATTACCAGAGCCAGATTGTGGAACTTCATAACTTGACGGTAATACACCCATTAGTTAACTTCTCCTGTCTTCTGTGTTAAATGACTTCGGTCATTAGCATGGTACGCAAGGAGTTCGGGTGGTTCCGAGCTCTTTGCATTTATACGATGACCGCTTCTTTCTAATAGCGAAAATATCTTCGCTAAAGTCTGTTTATCTACATCAGCTTTTATACCGATGTCTACGCTTTTTCTTGCTGGAGTGTAAGTAGTCACTTCTCCAATCAATGCTTTTATTTTAGCTGCAAACTGCGCTCTTTCTTGTTTGTCTTCTATAAAGATCGTGTAAAACACTAAACGGCCACCAGATAAGTCGGTGCGAGGAAAGGATTGACTTTAAACACCAGTAGCCGTCTAGTTATGCGGAGCAATTTTCTTCTCATTTATAATAATAGTTTCAGTTTCATCTATACTTTGTACGCTGATAAGTGTACGGTTACCGTACTTTTTTAATACTAAAGTTTCATTAGCTAAATTACGTTTTTTTAAATCAATGGCATATCCCATACCACGCAAAGAAACGCCTAGATATGCAGCTGCTTGCTTTTTGGTTAACCAGCCTTGTTGTATTATGGCCATAAAATATTATCTACCTTTTTATTGAATATCTTTGCTATAGTTACTTTATGTCTTAGCAAAAACTTTCTTTGCTTATTTAACAGTCTAGACACCATACTAGGAGATAAACCAGCCAACGCAGCTAGACCACGAGTACTGACCCGATGATCTTGCATTATTTGCTGTAGTGTCCGCTGGTTTTGTAAAGTCTTAGAAGTCATATTGTTTGCATATGTTAAAGCCTAAAACTTCTTTTTAAAAGATATTTTTTGCATTAATTGCCGATTTGTGCTAATTTATGACAAGACAATAATCAATGCGAGGATAAAATAAACCATGGCAAGTGTACATAAAAGAAAAAATAAAACCAGTAAGCAACCATTCTTTGTTAGCTTTAAGGATCCATTAACAAAAAAATGGGACAAAGCTTATTTTGAAACAGAGGACAAAGCAGCAGTGT